TGCGATGGCCCCGTGGATCTGGCTTCCAGCACGGCTGGACTTCATCGTGTCGATGTCTCGCTGGATGTCCGATTCGTTGCCGCCCGTGCCGCGCCAGACGCGCGTGATTTCAGGCGCCACGCGGTTCAGGATCGTGTTGTAGTCCGTGGCTCCCGTCCATCCAAACTCGGTCATCAGGCCATTGACGATGCTGTTGTAGGTCTGCATGTCGCGGTTGTGCAGCGCATCGGCGGCATCGGACAACTGCGAGAGATGACCAATAGCCGTATTGACCGAACGGATCTGATCGGCCGTCTTACCAGAGGTGAAGTCCTTGCGCGTGGCGGCACGGCTGTTGTAATTGATCTCATCGAACGACGGGTCATACTTCGCCACAGCAGCGAGCATCTTCTGCCAGTAGTCCGCGCGCAGAGCCGATCCTGATGGGAACGCCTTGCGGCCTTCCGCCAGTGCCTTCACCAGCGACTGCGTTGGCGCGTCCAGCGACTTCAGATAGGCGTCGTTCTTCTCACCTGGAGCCACGTCTGGAAGCGTGACCGCACCGGGAGCCGACGGCGGCGCCGCTCCTCCCGCTCCCCCTCCAGCACCGACACGTTGCGCACGCATGATGTGGAGTGCCTTGGCGGCATCAGTGTCACCCTTCGCCGCCGCAACAGCCAGCGAGGCTTCAGTCGGATTCGTGGTTGACAGCGGCTTCGCTGCAGCGGTCCACTCCTGATTGGGTGTATCCGCGACGATCATGATCCGTTCGGTCCCATCGGCCTGCGGCACGCGAATCTCGCGCGTCTTGGCTTCCTGCGGCTTGGTCGCCTGCGCGACTAGCGCCTTCCCCTGCGCGACGAGCCGAGCATTCACGGCCGGATCGAACGTCTGCGGCAGATGCTGCACGTAATCCGGCCCGATGATCTGCGCGATGCCCTGCTTGGCCTGTTCATAGGAGTCGTCATCGGTCGCCCCTTCCAACAGGTTGCCCACCAGCGTGGCTTGCTTGACGCGCAAGTCATACGCTTCCATCTGGTCTTTCGGTGTCAATGGCTTGGGCTGGGCCACCTGATTCCGCCGCTGGGCGGCTTCGATGATGGCATCCCGCCGCGCGAGGATCTCCTGTCGGCGCAGTTCCACTTCTTGCTCTTGGATCTGCCGCTTCTGCTGCTCGTCCTGCATATCCGCCAGCGTCGGCAGTTGCCGCTGGGCGAGGATGATCCGCGGATCAAGATCAGGCATGTTACTGTCCCGCCGTTCGGCCCAATGTTGCGAGGCTGTTCACATACGGTCCCCAGACATTGCCCTGTGCGACAGACCCCGCCGCTCCAGTATTGCCGGCGCCGTAGAGCGCCCCAGAGCCACCCGTGGCATAGGAGGAGCCATAGCCGCCCGTCTGGTTCGCGGCCGTCTCACCCATCCCTGCGAGGCCCGAGAGCTTGCTATAGGGGCGGTCCTGGTTGTCGTAGAAGTTCTGCCGCTGGATGCCGTATTCCCCGAGTGCCCGGTTGTAGACATCCCCATAGCCTTGGAGCGCGTTCTGGACGTTGCTCCCCTGCAAGGCTTGCTGGACCCGTCCATTCAGCAGCGTCCCATGTGCCGCCGCGCTGTTCTGGCCGATGCGGTTCGCTTCATCGAGCGCGAACTGCAGACCGGGAGACTGGAGCGCCTGATCCGCCGTCGGGGCGGTGAAGTTCTGCGTCCATGGCGCGAGGAGGGCGCCATAGCCCATCCCTGCGGCGCCGCCACCAGCCCCACCACCACTGCCGCCATCACCAGTCAGCCACTGGAAGCCGTTCCCGCCTGCCCCGGCCGCGTTGATGACATCCACGATGCGCCCGTCAGGCGTCTGGATCTTCCCCGCGACTCCCGAGGCGTTCCGCAGCACCTTGCCGCCGGCCGCGGTGATCTTGTCCTCAAGCGCGACGAGTTCCTGTGGCGTTTTCGGGGTGCCGATGTTGGTCGAGAACCAGTTCTGGTCCCAGTTCGCGCCAGACCCACCACCAGCCGCGCCCTGCGGCGCGCGTGCCTTCGCTTCCGGCGAGTTCGCGATGGCCTGCTCGACGGTTCCAATCCCATTGGGGTTGTTCGCCCAGCTTTGCGCTTCCGCGTCTGAGGCGTCACGCCCGAGATACTGCCGATACCATTGATGAATCGACGCAAGGGCATCGTCCTGCACTGGGTTGGAGGCCGCTGCGGTGTAGTGGTCCCAATTGAACTGATCGCCGCCTGGACCGGGAACGCCTGCCATACGCCCTACCTTTTGAACTGATTGACAATCGGCCCGAGCATCCCGGTCTTCGGCTGCACATTGCCGCCGTTGACACCGAGCGTGTTGCCGATGGACCCGAGCGATGACCAGATCGACTTGGAGCCTGACAAGTCACCGGTAGGTGCCATGCCGTCCCCATAGACCTTCTGGGATTGGTCGAGACCCTGACCCAGTGAGCCGAGCGTCATCCACGGCGACTGGCCGCCGCCGCCAGCACTCATGATGTAGTTCTGGCCTGGAACCGCTTGAGAGTAGTCTCCAGCCACTTGCATGGGGCTGCGATGCTGTCCCATCCAAGGATTTTGTCCTGGCCCAAAGCCACCGCCATCGCGCTGATACAGCGGACTGTTCGGGTCATAGCCTCCGGTATAGACAGGCTGTCCGTTTACGCCGGGAGTGGTGGGAAGCCCAGACGATTGCTGCGGCTGGCCCTGTGGCTCCTGCTGCGGTGCTGGCATCCCAGGATACTGCTGCCCCGGTGTCGGCGTGAACTGATCGGGACCGCTGTCATTCGGATCGTAGTACCCACCCTGCGGGCCGAGTTTGTAGCGTCCCATATCAGGCCAACCTTCCACCAGCCGCCATCGCGGCTTGCACTTGGTTCTGGGGGACGCGCGCGGGGCGTCCATCTGGACTCACCATGTTGACGAAGCCATTCGCCGCAGGGGCCGAAATGGCTGAAAGCGAGGTGCGCGGCATGGCTTGACTCGGCGCCGCGGGCGGCATCCGGTTCTGCGCCTGCGAGGTTTGCTGCGCGGCCGTGTTCTGCCCTTGCGCCTGCTGCGCGAAATAGGGCGTCGTCGTATCGGCAGACTTTGACGGGTCCAGCCCCAGCCCATACGTCAGCGCGGAGAGCGAGGACGCCCCGGCATTTCTGTAAGGCGCCAAGTCGCTGCGCTGCTGCTGGTAGATGTTGCTCTGGAGCGCCAAGGCTTTGTCGGCGGCTTCCTTCTCCGCTTCAGCGGCTTTCGAGGCTTGCCGGGATTGGATGATGCTCCCCGCGAGGTTCGCGCCCATACCTGCGCCGGTGATGATCTTGTCGGTCGTTGATTTCCCGAAGATGCGGTCCCATATGGAGGGTGCCGCTGCTGCTCCGGTGCTGCCTCCCGCCGCAAAGGCTGGCGTGGTTGCCGCGGCGCCGACTCCCGGTGTCGTCAGACCCGTGATCGTGGTTGGAGCCATCGCTGCCGCCCCGCCAGAGGTCGCCGCCGTGCCGGCGATGTCGGACCCGATATAGGAGGCTCCCGTGCCTGCGGTAGCCGCGCCAGTGCCACCAGCAGCAGCCCCAGTCCCCGCTGCAGTGGCGCCAGTTCCGGCGCCTGTCGCCGCCGTCGTGCCGGTCGCGGCAGCAGGAGCCGCTGCAGGAGCGCCTGCGGCCATCAGGGCTGGCGCCACCTCATAGGCCACGCCAGCGCCAAGCGCAAGCTGCAGCCACGTCTCCCACTTGCTCCAGAGGCCCGAGTTCTTCTGCATCCCAGCAGAACCATCAGATCCGTCGCCCCAGTTCGGATGGTAGCCGCTCAATTGCGACTTCACGGAGGCCGGCAAGGTCGCCCCGGAGATGATGTTGTAGCCCTCCTGCAGTTCCGGATGGTCTTTCAGGTAATCCGGATGCGCGAGGGCATACGTCACTGGCGCGGGCGGGCCTCCACCGTTCTGGGCGACATATTGCTGGACTTGCTGCTGCCACTGCCCGAACGCGGCTTGGTCAGCCGGCGAGAGGGACGAGGGATCAAAGGTTTTCGCCATAGCTCACCACACCAAACAGGACAGCACCATCCACCAAGCGAACGTCCAGCGCAGCCGCCTCATTTCGTCAGACCGTAGACGCGGATCGTGCCGCTGGTGATATTGCCGCTCGAGAACGAAAACCGAATACCCGTGACGGCCGTCGTGCTGAGATACAGCCCGCTCGTCGTGGCATTGATGAAGTTCCCTGAACTATCGGTCATCGTCAGATGCGCCACGGTCGGCTTATGCAGACTGGTGTCTTGCGGGCTATAGAGGTAAATGCTCCCGCTGGCGCCTTTCGTGGAACCCGTGCCCAGCGAATTGCCGAGAAAGACCGCCGTGGCCGCTGCGGACCCCAGATTGGCGCCGTTCGGGATCTGACTGTTCTGGGTGTAGGCGTAGCTGTAATTGCTGCCCGAGTCCCAGGTCGGCCCGCCGCCAGTCCCGAATTGCAATTGGAAGCTGGCCGTGCTGGTTTGGGGAATCAGCCCCAGCACTTGAAACTGATACGTGTCATAGGTGCTGCTGATGAATGTCGTGAAGTCGTAGGTCGTGCCGCCGCCCGTATGCTGCTCCAGTAGCACCAGCGCACCGGAACTCGGCAACGCCTGAAACGATGGCGGCGCGCCTGCGCCCGCACTCGTCAGCACCCAGCCCGAGGTGCCCAATGCCGCAAGCACCGTCACATCAGCCGAGGCGTTCCCGATGACGACCGCATTTGCTGTGAGGGCGCCGGCAGTATGGGTGACAGTTCCGGCTCCGCCTGTGAGCGGACCATTCGGGCTGCCAAAGAGGTTACAGGCTGGCGTCGTGCTGGCCTCGAGCGCCACGGCGAAGTCGCCCTCCACCTGTGGCGAACTGTGCGGCGTGCCCTGACCGGCCACGGTATGCGTCTTGATAAATTGGCCGCGCGTGGATGCCGTGTTCAGCGTGATGCGTGGGCACCACCCGCCAACGGCCACCATCCCGAGCGCGTTATTCGCGATCCCGTTCGGCTCGAGTACGATGCCCACTTGCGCGGTCGAGATGCCGCTCGTCGTCGTGGTCGTGAAGCTGCTGTCGGTGGTCGTATCGACAATGACGACGCCACCATAGGCCACAGACCCGCCTGACTTATTCGTCATCAGGGTCTGCGTGGTGCGATTGAGGGCCGTATTCGGCATTTAGAGCGTCGCCTCCACGTATTGGAACGTCAGCACATGACCCGCCGTTGGCGCCGTGCCGAAGACCACCTGATCACGGGTGCTAGAGAGACTATAAATGCTGGGGTCCACCACCGAACCGGAATCGCTCACGCACGTCACATATTCCGCGACATCCGCAAGATTGAACGCCGTTGTGGAACCATCCCCCAAGATCCGATCCAGTCCAATGACCGTTCCGCCGCCCGTGCTTGTTGAGGCAATCGTGATGCTCGCCGCCGCATTCGTGATGGTGATGCCCGTGCCGGCCGTCAACGTCCCGAGCGTGACCGATCCGTCTGAACTCTTCCCAATCGGGACTTGTCCGTCCGTCGCCGCCACCACTTTGATGTCAACCCCGCCGTTCCCGACGACGAGTTCATTGGCCGTCAGTGCGCCGGTATGCGTGACGGTCCCCGTGGCCGTAATCGCCACGTTGCTCGCCGCGGTCGCCCGTCCCTGCGCATCGAACGTCACTTGCGAGACGTGCGTGGCATCGCCATACGTGCCAGGTGTCACCGTCGTATCGCGGAGGTTGACCTTCGCCTGACCTGATACGGAATAGTCCCACGCGATGGTCGTGGAGGTCGTTCCGACGCGGGCATTGGGCAAGCCGCCATCAGGCGTCGCCACGATGTATTCGGCATCGGCTGGCGCCGCCCCGCCGCCTGGAATCGCCGACTGCATCCGCAGGAACCACAAGGCCCACGGGCTGACCGGACGCCCGTCTTTCTCAAGCATCGGGTTGTTCAGTGGCGGCAGGGTGGGGATCACCGGCATCACAGACTCAGTCCTGTGCTACAATAAACATTGACATGCCGAAGGCACGCATCGGAGAACATAACCCTAAAGCGAAATTGACTTCTGACGAGGTGCGCGCAATACGCCGCAGCGCGGAGCCACAGCGATGGCTCGCTAGTTTCTATGGAGTCAGCCGCGACACCATCTACAACATTCGCGCGCGGATCACCTGGAGACACATCGACAGTCCGGACGATCTTCCGCAACCAGAAACCCACATCGGAGAGCAATGGAAACCCGTCGCGGACAAGCGATATGACCGATATGAAGTGTCCGACATGGGACGCATACGAAACCGGCGCGGCGGGCCGTCGTTCCCTAGCCCTATTCGGCGCACGGTTGTGAACGCCTTCGGCTACACGGCCTGCTTCATGACGCAGGACGGTCGAAGGAAATTGATTCCTGTTCACAAGATGGTCGCTGATGCCTTTCTTGGCGAACGACCACCGCGTCATCAGGTGAATCACATCAATGCCGACAAGTCTGACAACCGAGCGTCTAATCTTGAATATGTCACCGCGCAACGAAACAAACGCCATGCAATGGAACACGGCCTGTTTCAGCATGGCGAATCGCACCATAAGGCCAAGCTGACATTGGCGCAAGTCGATGAGATTCGTGCGGCTCCAAAGAGAGCCATTCCATCGCATGTTCTCGCAACTAAATTCGGTGTCTCCAAGGGGACCATCGACATAATCAGACAAGGCAAGTCGTGGACTCATGACGTGCCTGGCTCTGCGTCTATTAGGAGTTGAATCAGGTTAAACGTCACAGGATCAGAGGTCGAGACCTCGACTACCCACTGCCGTCCCTGTCCCCATCGCCATGTATTAAGCCGCTGCGTATACGCCCCGATCGCACCCACCGACACAAACCGCTCCGATGTCCATGTCCGACCGCCGTCTTTCGAGGCGCGAATCATCACCTTAGCGTCTGGAGTCTCAACCTGTGTGCTGACTCCCGGCTGCATATCCACCGCGATGAGATTCACGCGGACCTGTGTCTGCAGCCCTTGGTTCTCGCTCCAGAGAATCGGAGATCGTCGCAGACGGCGCCGCACGAAGGTCGTCGTATGGAAGGAGGGCGTCGGCGGGACCGGAATCGCCTCGCCCAGCGCAAACCAGATGTAGTCCGGTTCGTCGCCGCTCACCGCATCCCACGTCACGGTCACATCGCCGGTCACGGTGTCCGTCCGGGTAATCGTGCCCGTTGAATCGAACGTCGTGCTGCCGCCGTTGATGGTGCCTGCCGTCCGCGCGATGGTATCGGTGCTGAGATACCGCGCCCCGAGCGGCGTGCCGATCACGCCGACAAACGCCTCGCCAGTCCAATAGCTCGCCTGGTTGACCTGGTCCGAGAACCCGATGGTGCTTTGGCAGACCGTATCGAATACCGTGCCGAGGCCCGCGCGTCCCACGGAGCCGAGGACGAACAGCTTGGGATTGATCCCCGTCGCCACGATGTCATTGCCAGCCGTCGCCCGCTGCGTGAAGGCGCCAGCGCGGCAGAGAATGTCGGTGCCACAAAACGCGATCTGCAGGAGTGGCGCCGCCGCCGTCGATCCCGTGATGACATAACTGAGGTCGTTCCACGTATTAATGACGGGGGTGCCGCCCGCTTGCCCTCCGCTCGAGGTGACGAGTTGCGCAAAGCGATCCGTCCAGACCGCAGAATAGTTGTCGCCCTGTCCCACGCTATATGACGACAGCGCCCCTTGCCCGGAATCCTTGGCCGTCCAGCCAAACGCTTGCGCCGAACCGCCCGCCCCGGTCGCCGCAGAGGGCGAAGCACTCCAACTCGGGGAGTTGATGCCGAAGAATCCCTGCGGCTGACTCGGCGTGGTATAGGTGCCGTTAGCCGAGCCGCTATTCTGGACGTTGACATCAAGATCGTCGCCGCCGATTGCCACGAAGATGCGCGCATCTCCAGCGCGGTCATGGAGCGCCCAGGTAATCGTGAACGATCCGATTGCCATCGCAGTAATGGAGGCATAGCCGGAGATTAACCCGCCGAAGGCGATGTTCGGCGTCGTATCCAGCACGGAATATAGCGTAGACCCAGCCCCGCTCCCGACTTTCCCGCCGAAGTTCTGCACGATGCCGCTCCCCTGCGCGCCCCCATTCGTGCCATCACCAGCGCCATAGTCGTATTGCCAGGTATAGCCGGTATTCGCGAGGGTCTCGAGCGTGTCTGCGATGGCCCATCCGCCTTGAAACAATACGATCTTCGGCAGGAACGTGCCCGCCGCATCCGCAACGGGGATGGTCTGGGACACCAATCCAGAATCGGTCACGAATGTGCCGACGCAGACCCGCGGCACTAGGCCAGCCCCCCTTCGGACTTTGCGGCAAATAAGAGGACAGCGACTCTCATGGCCCCGACTGGACGACGCTACAGGTCGCAAGGTTGAAGTCCTGCCGATAGACCGCCGCGCCCTGCCGGTCTCCGATCAGGTGATGGCCGAAGGCGAACGTGTGGCAGCGGCCGATGTCGGGAATGTCCCGCATCGCGACGGGGTCCCACAGACTCCTCTCATGCCATGCGTTCATGCTGATGTCGTAGACCCACGTCGTCGGCAACGTCGGGACATACAGCACATAGAAGGTGTGGCCGTTCTCCTGGTAGCCCCAGCCCATCGTATCGACTAAGGTCGGCGCGTTGTTCAGCGCGAACTCCACGGCATAGGTCGAGACGCGATCCGGCTGGGCGCCCACACCAGTGCCGCGGTAGACCACCGCTTGCCCGTATTCGTTGCCACCGAGCCAGTAGAGCGCGTTATCGCCAGCCCATGCCGAATACGCCGCGCACGTCCCCTGCTGCATCAAGGAGCCGGTAATCGGCGCGAATACTGTGGCCCCGCCGGTATCGGAGATGACGACGCTCGTCTGACTCCCGAGCAGCCAGACCTGTCCATGCACTGGAATCAGCGTCTGAATCGCGTCCGAGCTTTGCGAGAGTTGGAACACATCGAGCGGGTCCCAAACGCTGCCGTCCTCGAGCGCGGACCAGGAGAACTGATTCGTCGATTCCTTCAGCGCGAGGAAGAAGCCATCGACAAAGCCCATCATCGAGCAGGGCGTCGGAAAGTCTGGGTCTGCGATGATGTCGAGGACGTTCGTATCGAGGTGGTAGAGATAGCCCACGCCACCAGACGCGAAGGCAAGTTGATTCCCTGCCGTGCCATTGCTCGACATCCAGACGGGCCGGCCGTCGTTGAACACCGTGCTACGAATCACGAAGGTGTGATTGGCGAACAGTTCGCAGAAGTAGAGACCACCCACCGCGAAGCAGCGGCCATTCTGGAAGAACAAGCCCCGCACGGGACCATTCGGCAGAACGACGAAATGCTCGAATCCCGGCGCAGGCGCCAGCCAGACTGGTCCGTTGCCCGTTCCCGGCGCGGTGGACTCGAGGAACCAATTGCGCGTCACCTCGCTGTCCACGGAGGGACTCGCAAGCGCGTTGGTTGGTCCGAGGAACCCCTGGTAGATGGTCACGGCTTCTGCTTAGACCTGATACCACGCTTGCATCAAGGTTGCGGTCGTATTCCCGCTATTGACCCGCTTGATCGCAATCGGCAGGATGGCTCCAGCCACGGCAGTAATCTGCGCCGTGCGGTTGTTCTGGAGCACGATCTCCACGATCCCCGCGCCGCCGACATAGACCGCGTCGGTCAGTTCCTTAGGGCCGACGATGTTGACGGTATCGCTCTTGGCGATTGCCACGATGTAGTTGTAGACGACATCTCCTCCGACCATATATACGGCACCTCCCGTGCCGCCGCCACCGCTGGGGAACAAAATCGCATCAATCGCCCGAAACATCGCTTCGCCAGCCCGTGCGCCACCAGGTGTGGTGTAATGCACGCCATCCGACAGCATGGGCGTCTCGCCCGAGGCATAACTAGACGCGGTCAGGGCGTTCGCGCCGTCGTCGGTCCAGAACACCGTGGAACCATTCGCGATGGACGCGAGTGCCCCACGTTCCTGAATCATGGTGGTATTCCACGCATCGCCCAAGCTGGACGAGTAGGGCGGGCCAAACAAATAGACCGTATACCCTGCCAACACCAGCGTGTCGCAGATATCCTGCATGTCGCTGGTGTAGGTCGGAATATTCGTGCTGAGGTTTGTGCCCAACATCACATAGGCAACGGTGCAATCCGAGGAGTCGCCATTCGTAATCGCGTCAGAGAGATGATCCGCGAGATACGATCCTGCCGTGGCACTACTCTGTCCTTGATTCACATAGGTGACTTGCCGTGGCCCCCGCGCGGATCGCTCCAACGACAAGAGCGAGATAAATTGCTGTCCGTCCGCAGTAATGGAGTCGCCAATCAACAACACGTTCCGGTGCGGTTGCCACCGCACGGCGACGGTCGCATCGCCCACATCCGTGGTGCTGTCGTCGTCCTCCACCAGTTCCCGATACCAGTACGTCACACCGAATGCTGCGGTCGTATCTGTCCAGGTCACCGTGCCAGATGACGCGCTAGTATCGATCAGTGTCCCCGTGCCGGGAGGCGTGAAGACTGGCACGGTATAGCGATAGAGGGACCGCGCATAGGGCGCGGCACCGCCGGTTGGCCCTGTGCCAGAGAGAATGACGTTGTTATCCGACGCCTCCGCGGTCAGCACCCCGGCTGAGAGGGCCGCGAGACTCACCACGATGTCATGGTCGGCGGGATCGGTGAGTCCTCCGTCGTTCGTATAGGTAATGGTGACGGTCTGCGCCGTCGAGGGGCAGGTGTAGTCCGTCGTCGCGGCGGATGATCCACTAAACGTGACGGGATTGACCGAAAACGATCCCGCTGCCGCACCATCATCCAGCGTGACGGCAATCCCATCGGCATCACCATCCGGCGTGAGCGTCAGCGTGACGACTTCATTGGTATTCGCCGTTGAGGCGCCCGTCACGGCATAGGCCGTCGCCGCGCCGCCGCCGGCCGTCAGGACGAAGTTATCGAACTGGAGGCCAGTCGAGGAACTGCCGAAGTCGAAGACGTGAATACCGGCATTGCCAGGTTCCGGCATCAGTCCGAAGCTATCGTGCGTCGCATCGCAGCAGGCAATCAGTCCCGACTGCCAGGACCCATCGGGTTTGAGATAAAACCCGTCGCTGGCGCGCGTGATGTAGACCTTCCCGGTGTAGTTCGTGCCCGAGACGGTCGTGGCGAGTTTGACGTGATAGTCGTTCCCGGCGCTAAAGCCCGCACCCGTCACCAGCGCCAGTTGATCCGTCGTCCCAGACGAATGCAAGACGAGCTTGACGACCACCGCCGAGGAGGCGATTTCAAACCGGGCGAACAGTCCCAGATTACCTGTCGCGCAATGGGAACCAATCGCCCAGAGCAGTGTGTCAGTCGCAGGGACCGTGCTGATATGCACGTCCGCATCAACGGTGCAATCGTTGCTGCCAGCATCCGGAGAGGCAAGGGCGATCTTGTCGCCAACGGTATTCAGGTTGACGCGATTGTTATTGATGGCGAAACTGCTCGCATCCCCGCCCCAGGACGTGCCGACATTCGGCGTGTGTGTATCGAGCGCGGTGCCGTTGGCAGCGGTGAACGTATCGCTAAAGACGGTCGCCATTTATCGACTGCCGCCTTGCCCGTCTGTGTTGATGTTGTAGCCGCCGCGCATACTCGACGTGAGCAGTCGCGCATCGGTCGGCACGTCGAGCAATCGGTTGTTCGCGCGCTTGATGTTGCCCAGCGACTCCCGCGCCAGCGCCACCACGTCCGGATAGTCCGCGAGCTTCCGTCCGAACGGCGCCGCGATCCGAATCGCGAGGTTGTATTCCATCGCTTCGGTGTAGCCGGGACGATCCGGGTAGTCGTAATTCGTCGTGTAGTCCGCGAACCCGTCGAACTCCAGCGGGAGATACAACACCAACTGGTTGATGGCCGTGTTCGGTTTCGGCCAGAGGAAAATCTGCCCCAGTGGGAATGTCGGGTTGTAGTAGACGGTCGTAAACTGGCTGTTGGGCAAGCCCTTGATCTGGATCGACTGATACGAGTCGTCCGTGATGACCATCCGGGGGATTTCGACGGGTTGCTCAGTGAGTGGTGCCGCCGTAATCGTCCCCGTGGCCGGCGTGGCAGGTGTCCCATCCAGCACGTAGGTGAACGTATCGACGGTAGGGACACTGGCAATCGTCTGGACGCCGTTGTAGTCCAACTGCGTGGCTCCAGCGATGACCGTCTCGTCCCCGACCGCATAGCCGTGCGCGGTCTGCGTCACCGTCGCGATGTAGGCGCTGCGCGTGATGGTCACCGAGACCGCGGCATCTAGCCCCTGCAGGAGCAAGCCTGCTCCGTCGATCCACATCGGCCGCGGCACGTCGAAGTCGCCACCAGGGCCGAGCGTGTAGGTCTGCTGGTTGTCCGTGAGCGCGAAGATATACCGCGTGATGCAGGGCACGGTCCCGAACTGGGTGCGCCAGCTCGAGATCATGTTATTCAACCGTCTCAGGATCGACGCGGCATCGGCGGCTTCGAGGAGTTCCCCGGCCCCTTTGATGCCGATCAATTCTGCCGCGCCATCGATCAGCGAGAGGCTTGTCGCCATGTTAATTCTCTGACGGTGGTTCCTGCGCTGGCACTAACTGCTTCAGGGCTTCGACTTGCTCCTTGAGCGTTTCGACTTGCCAGATCAACCGAGCAATCGTCATATGCGCGATGCCGAGTTCCGCCGTCACCACTTCGTCAATGGTGCGAGCCATGCGCTTACGTGCCAGTCAGGACGGTCACGATGCCAGCCACCGTGCGAATCGATGACACGGTCGTGAACGGGCCAGCAGTGACACCCGCGGTCGCGCCAGCGTGATAGGTCGCCGCCGTGCAGTCACCGGACAGCACAAGGCTGGTGCCCGTCGCCGCGCCGAGAACAGGCGTCGTCAGCGAGACGCTCGTCTTGATGGCGGTCACGCCAGCATTGGTGATGGTGACATCGCCCGTCACGGCCGTGTCCGTCGCGACGTTGGACCCGTTACCAATGAGGAGATGCGCTGAGGTCAGCGTGCCGACAATCGCACTGCCGTTCAGGGCGGTGAAGTTGGCGTTGATGTTGCGGATGTTCTGGCGGCTGAACGCGCCGCCACCTTTGATCGTAGCCAGAGATGACATAGCTGCTCCACTCCTGAAAGAGGGCCGTGGAGACCCCCGGATGAGAGATCTCCACGGACAGCGAACCGAACGACTTACTCGGGGGTGACGACGCTCTTCGGACGACCGGGACCGCGCCGCGGCGCGAGGGGTGTCACTTCGAGATCCGGCAGATGCCGTGCCCCATGCGCCTCTTCAGCCGCCCGCACTTCCTCGACCGCTCCAGCGCTCAGACGGGAATGCTGAATGGCATACTCCCGTTCTGCCGCGAGACGGCCATGCTCCGTCTGCTCACGCTCGATAGCCTCAAACGCCGCGCCCTGACCCTCGTAGAACCCCCGCGAGAGGAGATTCCGCTCTTCGTCAGGATTGGACGCCCGCTGCTGATCCACCACCTGGATGCCCTTGCCCTCCACCCGTTCGGCCTTATACATCCGCTTCGGGAACTCAGAGAAGACATAGGGGCGTCCCGGCGGGCCAAAGCGCGTGTGCGTGGCTTCCCACTTCCGCATCTCTTTGGCGTATTCCGTGGACTGAGGAATATCAATCGCGTTGTGCGAACCGAGCATGGCTCTCCTTTACCTACGTGATGGGGCAAACCACCGCGGCGATGACGTTCCACAGACCATTTTCGGCCTGTAGGGTCAGCGACGAGCCAATGAAGGCCGCGAAGGTCGCCGTGGTGTGAGGCGAACCGCTCACCGCGTCCGCGAGGAGCGAGGTCGCCGTGATGACATGCGCCGCTGCCGTCAGGTTCGTGAAGACGAGCGTCAGACCGTCCTGGGCTTTGCTCGGAGCAGGCAGGACAATCGCCAGCGCCGATGCCTTCGTCATGGCGAAGTTCTGTGGCTGGTTGCCCCACGCGGCCACATCGGTCGCCGTGAAGGTGATGCTCTCCCCGAGCGTCTGCTGATTCGGCAGATACGGCGGGAGATTCACGCTATTGCCTGGAGACGGAGCCGCGTAGTCGCTGGGCAGTCCCACTTCGACTTTCGACAGCACGTCGTGCGAGGCCGCGGCCGTGCCGTTGTAGCCGCGCTGGGCGATCTTGATGACGCCCGTCACCGGCTGCGTGATCGCGAGGAACATTTCCTTGTCGATCCGGCAAACGAAGTTCTGCGAGGGCAACGTCGCCCCAACGGTCGGGAAGTTCGTCCCAGCCGCCACGGTCATGGTGAGACCCGTGGTGCTGAGATCAGCGGAAAGTGCCGTCTGTGTAATCGCCATATTCTAAGCTCCACATGATGTAGAATGGCACGCATGGCGCCACCTATCATCGATCTCACAAATCAACGGTTTGGCCGCTTGGTTGCCCTCGCGCGAATCCCTAAATCGGACCCAGCGATGTGGATTTGCCGATGCGACTGCGGCACTGAAAAAACCATCTCTCGCATTCTTCTGCGACGAGGGACGGTCGTGTCCTGCGGGTGCTATCGCGCCGAATGGAACAAGATCGCTCACACCAAACATGGCCGCTACGGGACGCCAGAATACAACGCGTGGAAATCCATGAAACAGCGTTGCGAAGATCCTGGCTGGAACGCTTACATCAACTATGGAGGCCGTGGAATCACGGTCTGCCAGCGTTGGCGTGAGTCGTTCCAAGCGTTCTACGACGACATGGGACAGCGACCACCGCGCCACACTCTGGAGCGCATCAACAATGACGGCAATTACGAGCCGTCCAACTGCAAATGGGCCACCAGAAAGGAGCAGGCGAACAATCGCCGTCCACGTCGTCGTATCGCGCATTCTTAGCTCCAAGCTCTCAGCGCGAACCCCGGAACGACTGGCGCTGCCCCTACTAGGCAGTCCATCCTTCGGGGCATCTGGTCGGTCTGAATGTTATATTGGTCAACATAACGGATGCTGACCCTGTCGCCCTTGGCGCCGGGAGTCCGACCCGCCACCGCGCCAGCCAGCTTCACCGGCAGATCCGCCGAGACCCATGCGAAGGCCGCAGTGTTGGCGATGATGTTCTGCTTGCTGTTCGTGGCCGTCATCGTGGCCGAGACTGCCCCGGTTGCGCCGAGGAAGTTGATGGCCGCGCTCGCATCCGGCAACTGGGTCACCGTCTGCAACTGGCTCGAGGTGTCCGCAATGATCGGCGGCGAGAAGGTCAGCGTGCCCGTCGTGGTGCCCGAGACATCCGCCGTCAGGACGAACTGCTGCAGGATGGTCGTGTTCACGTAGCTGATCGGGTTCACGCCGTAGACCCCGTCAATGGTGAACACGTCGCCTTCCTTCAGGGCATACGTGCCGAGACCGGAGGCTGACAGCGTCGAGCCGCTCTGGTTGCCACCGCTCACAATCGGCGTGGCCGTCGTGAACGATCCGGTGGTATGCGTCGGCATGTTCGAGTCCCACGCCCACTCTTCCACGCCGAACGCGCCGAAGCCGAAGAACCCCTTCTTGAAGATCTGCGAGATCGTCTGGGCGGGGTTGAACTGCGTCAGGTTGTTCGCCTGGAGCTTGCTCTGCTGCTTGGGGTCAATCACCGCGAGGAGGTCATCGCCCGCACCGAAGGCGCGGAGGATGGCGACACCATCGGTCCACGTTTCGTTGTCCGTGATGGCCGTGCCTGGAGTGCCGACCGACTGGTAGATCGACTTGTAGATCTGGTCACCGAAGAAACGGTCGCATTCGTTCGCGAGCGCCTTACCGGCGGGCATGTCGTAGCGGTTCTGCACCTCTTCGACATCCACCGCATCATCGGCAGAGGACCAGCCCATCGCAACCTGCAACTGGTCGGTCAGGGTGATCGGAACGGTCTGGTTGAGAATCGGCTGCTGCTGGAGAGCCTGCCCGCGCTTCACACGGAACCGCTGGGGAATGCGCTGCTGGACGGAATAGCCAATCTGGGCGCCGTCTGGCTTGTTCTTCCACTCACCGCCATACGTCATGCTAGCCAGGTTCAGGAGCTTGATGTTGTTCTCCCAGAACATGGCTACGTCTGTTGACACCCAGTTGGGTGTAATGAACGTGTTCGCCATTTGCGAGTCCTATTGACCCGCGAGAGTCCTAGCGCCGTTTCGGGCCGAAATACTTCGCATGTTCCGAAATACTCGCGCCTTCGCCGGGAGGCTCGTCGCCGGTCGTAACTGGACCCGTCCGCACCGGATTAGGCGGCCGTGCTGTCCAACTCTGTGGTGGTGCCGCAGCAGCCGATCCGGTCGTGCCGGCCGAACTGCGACTGAGTTGTAGATTGAGCCGACGTCGCAGGAGGGCGACGGACGCCTCAGTGACGGGTTTGCCGTCGCTGAGCAAGATCATGTCGTCTCGAAAGACGGGATCGGTGTAGAAAGCATACAGCAGAGCGGGGCCGTTGTCATCACGAACAATCGACTCGCCGAGCAGCGGCGGGATGTTCTCGCCAATCGCCTGAATCGTGGCTTGGTGCTTCGCGCCGAAGTCCGGATGCGTCTTCACGAACTCCTGCAAGCGGGCGCCGTGCGCCGACATCAGGGCATACTGCTCTTCGCTGGCCTGTCGCTGTTGCTGCTGGACGCGCTGCTGGGCGCGTTCCGAGTCCTGCTTGTGTGAGAAGCGCGCGTCGAGGTAGTCCTCGTATTCCTGGTTCGGGTTCTTGTCGAGCCAGTCCGCAAAGGCTGGGAACTTCTCGCTGGCAGGCATATGCGCCTGCTTCGACTCCGACTGTATTGAATCGATACCGCGCGCAGGCTGCTGCTTCAACTGCGCCAGTTCCGTTTCGAGCCGTGTCGCCCGTTCCTGCTCCGATCGCCACTTCCCCGTCAGTTCCTTGATGCGCGGGACATCTTCAGCCCGAGCCTGCTGACTCCGCGCCCGATGTCGGCGCTCCGGTGTCGTGGGCGCAGGCTCAGACCCATCCGCCGTCGGTTCTGGGCGGTTCGGGTCAAAGCTCGCGGCATGGGACGCAATCGAGGCGTCTTCGGGTTCAGCGGCGGGCGTCTCGGT